CCTGATACATATTGTGCATATCTGGAGAGGATTGAGCAAGCTGTAACTGTGTCTGCGCTAATGCAACACGTTGTGCCATCGAGAAGATATTAGGATCACTAACAGGAAGCACATCAATTCGGCCATCAAAGTCTTGTTGAAAGATCTGACTTGGTGCGCCAACAGGTTCATACGGATACACCGCATTCTCAGAGAATATTCTTGCTAAAAGTCTAAACTCATTTCTTTGTGCATAGTGTAGACGTTTATGTATAGCTGACATTACTTTCATGCCACGTTCAAGCATGGCAACAGTAGTGCCAACAGGTGTTTCTTGATTCATATTACTGATCTGTTGATCAGCGATAGAAACAAATCTACGTCCCGCATCAATCAAAGATCCCAGTAACTGAGCAAGTGTAGCTGATGGTTCTTTAAAAGGCAGTGGTATTAACGAAGCTCTAATATCCCCACCAGGGGCATCTATATCTCTAAACTCACCAGGATTAAGAGGTTCATCATCGTTACGTATTCGAATACCTCTAGCTTTGAACCCTGCCGGTAAGTTGGCAAGTGTGCCAGCATCCATAAGCTGTCTTAGTATTCCTGTGACAGCGCGACCTAATCCACCAATCATGTGGATTAAACCAAAACCGTAAAAACCTAACCCTGGTAAAAATTTATAATGAACAAAGTATTGCCGCTTTCTTTTTAGCGGGTCACCTTCGTCATAGTTCCTTGTAATCGACAGAACCTGTCCTGATCCATGGTCTAACGTAACAATGTAAGGCAACTTAATACCTGTCTCTTCGCCATCCGCGCTTCTGTCTTCGAAACCCTCTATGTCAAGATCTGTATGTATTTCAAGGATTGTGTACTCGTCATCCATATTATTAGGACTGACACCCTCAATCTCAGAGGTCTTCTCTCGAACCATATCTTCATATTCGTTACTATCAGGAGATAGGTCTATATCCCTATAAATCCCTGCAACCTGTAACTTACGAATAGAGTTCTCCGACATCCTAAGAACATGTGTAATGCGACTGCTAGTTGCTAAATCTGTGCAAGAGTATGGGACAACCAAGTCCTGCGCCTGCACAAAACGCGACACGCCTCGCCCTAAAGCAGGGTCGTAATATACTTTCTTAAATGCTGAACCTGATAAAGGCAGATAGAAAAGCAGTTGATCCAGATCAGGATCAAACTCCTCCATGACTTCCGTAATCATATAGTTCATGTAATTCTTAACACGAGAAGCCTGCGCTTCTGTTTCTGTGTTAGATACACCTATGACCTGTGTTCTAACTGGACCACCAGCAGGCAATAACTCTTTGTACGCCTGCGCTTGGAACTGTGTAACAGATTCTGAAATTAAAGGATGGGTAACACCTGAAGCTCCCTGAAAAGGCTCTGCTCGTTCTTCTTGACGTATACCTAGAAGATCAAGACCTCTGGTATACGCTTCTTCCCACTCTGATCGTGAACTAAGGTCTTCTTCATATATTGATGTTAGTTGAGATGATATCTCTCCTAACTCTTGGTCTTCAATCAGTTCAGCTAAATTAGCGTCATGAGGAACTTCAGCTATAGTAACTTCTGTTTCGGTGACGGATTGAACAACCGCTCCCCCATCATCGTCCATAGTAACTTCAGCACCACCCTCAAAATCTGGAGCCTCTTCAACTTCAACGACTTCTCCAGGCACAGATTCTATGCCACTATCAATTAAAGATCCTATATTTGTCGCCATAATCTATACCTATCCGTAATAAATTCGCTGACGCGGTTCATACGTATCATCAGCCTCATCAGAGTCAAGAGTTAAAAACCCACCTCGCCTAAAACGAATTAAAGCCATGGTCATGCTATCACAAAAGTCGTCATGTTCACCATGGGGAAAAGCTGCACACTCCTCAATTAGTTCATCCGCAAACTTTTTTTCTGGAGCCCACACCATACCTGATTCAAAAACAGGAGCAACCATATGCATCCTCGTAAATTTATCTCTACCTTTTGATGGAGTGTAGTTCATTACAGGTATGCCTGTCGATCTTAATTCGTCAGTAAGTGGTGTACCCGAAGCCTTGGCCTCAACAATAACCATATCAGGATCCCAATATTCGTATTCCTCATACGCTACCTGTTTAAGTTCTGGAAAATTCCAACGTCCTCGTCTGGCATCCATAAGAATAATGTTATCAGGACCACCGTCCTCTGGTTTAAAGACACCCCATGTGGTGATAGCAGAGTAGTCTGCTGTTTCTTTCTTACTAAATGCTGTGTCATAACTTTGTATGATATAGGAAACAGGTGGAATTTCTTCAGGTTCCCACGTTTGCCACCATTCTTTTTTAATAATCGCACCCTCTTCGGCAACAGGATGCTGTTGCCATTGTGCATTCCATTTCGACACTGGCAACGAAGCCTTAACCTTTAACAGATCATCTTTGTTCCAAAACTCTGGCCACAACGGTTTGCCAGAAGGCATAATGGCTGGAAACTCTACGACTTCCCATTCATCCGCCATGACATCCTGACCTGATGCTTTTAATAACTTGCCGGTCAGGTCTGTCAGTCCCCATCGTGTCATAACAACAATAATCGCACCACCAGGCTGTAGTCGTTGTCGAGGACCGGACGTGTACCATTCAAATGCCTGATCAAGAGCATTGTCCGACATAGCATCCTGTTCTGAATGCGGATCGTCAATAATAAACAAGTCTGCACCACGACCTGTAACCGCCGCACCAACACCAGCGGCAAAGTATTCACCACCGCTTGACGTTCCCCAACGCCCCGCCGCCTTGTCGTCAGCCTTTAGCCCCGTGTCTGGAAATATATCAATATACTGATCAGAGTTAATTAAATCCCGCACCTTACGACCAAAGCGCACGGCAAGTTCTGTGTTGTGCGTTGCTTGGATAATCTTGAGCTTTGGGTTACGTCCCAAGAACCATGCAGGCATAAGATAGCTAGCAAATTCTGATTTACTATGACGCGGCGGCATATTAACAATCAACCGTTTCAAATCACCCCGCGCCACTCGCTCTAACTTCTCTGCAATAAGCCTGTGGTGATATCCCTCGATAAATCCGTCATAGACGTGATGCACAAACGACATAAAATTATCTTGCGCTTTATCCCGTAAATCTATTCTTTTCTTAGCCTCAACAAGATTAAGAATTTCTTTCAGTGCTTCTTCTGGTAAAGTTTCAAGTTGCACGGTTATTTCTTCTCTATTTTAGGTTCTTCGGCAACGAATGTTTTTATCGTTGAATCCACAAGTTTAGGCATACATGAAGCTATATATGGCAAATTAACTAACCGCGCCATAATTCTACAGTCCTCCATGGTTCGATACGGCACCTCACTTAACGTGTGGTTAAACGATGAAAGAACGACAAGCATAAACACAAGTTTCAATTGTTTGCGCTGTTAACTAAAACAGATTTCATGTATTAATCTCCTTAACAGGAATACAAGACACTTGAGTTATAATCCCTTTGCTTCCAGGATAAACAAAATCAATAAGATCATGAAGAGCCCCATAGTTATTGGTAGCATGTTCAAAGCATTCCTGCATCTCATTAAAAAACAAAGGTTTTCCGTTCAACGACATAACTTTAATGGCATTAGTAGAATCTGGAGGCACTGGAGTAACAAACAAAAAAGTGATGACAAGAAAAAATTTCATACGTTCCCCTCCGTTATAACCAGATAAAGCATAAAACCAATAAAGGAAAACACTCCTGCTATAAATAAAACAATCAAGCCTGCTATAATTATATCTCGTTTTTTCTTTTGCTTTTTCTCAACGTCATCTCGTTCCTTCTTTGCCTGAAGTCGATACTCCCTTTCAAGTTGAATAAACTGATCCCAAGATCCAGGACGACCATATAACTGCAAAAACTCTCGCAGCTCATCTCTCTGTCTTTGAATAGTTTGCATATGTACAAGTGTTTCAACAGCTCTCTCACTTGCACTGCCGCCAAGACGCGATGTCTTCTGAGAGTGCTCTTTCTGCACAGCATTACATCCGGCAACCCACTTGCTTAAAGCTGAAGCACAGTCGGTAACTTCTCTACCATTTTGTATCGCTTGTTTGATAACACCAAACGCACTGTTAGCCATCTTGATGCCAGCAATAGCACCGCTAATTGTTAAAGGGTCCATGGTTCACACCCCTTAGGTGAAGAGTCTCCGATTCAGTATTGCCAACTGTCGCTGAAGGTCAGCTATACCACCTGGTCTCGTATACTCCAAGTTTCTGGTAAAAGGAACAACCTGACCAAACTGAGTAGAAGGTGTAAATGGTGTCGATGCGGCAAAAGGCAAGATCTCAAAAGGACGCGGTGTTATTTGTTCAACCGGATCTGTTGGCGTTTTTTCTTCCTCCGGCTTTATAACAACAGGGGTCTGTTCACTTTCTTCCTCCTCTATCAAACCTCCCAATAGATCGACATCTTCCGCTAGCAGATTGTCTGCTCCACTGCTCATAGCTATTGGATCAGAAATACCACTTGCAATTCCAAATGATCTTGCTGATGGTTCGGCATCCGCCTTTTCTCGTTCCGCAGCAGTTTGTGTAGAAAGAGGAGAAACTACCTCTTGATCAATTTCTTCTTGCTGTCTTGCAAAATCTTGTCTTTGAAGTTCATTAAAAAGATCTGTTTGAGCAATGGCATCTCTTTCAGCTCTTTCCATTGTCACTTCATTAATTAGATCTTGTACCTCAGGACTGACGAGATCAGTAACGGTGACTTCGGGTCTAGCATCTGCCTGTGTCACAGTTACAAGACCAAGATTATCTGCCTGACCCATAACGGCAGGACCGGCACCTTGCCTCTCGCTCAAAGCCGCCTGCGTTGCTGTCGTGGCTAGATCCTTCGGTGCTAAATCCAAACCAAGATCAAAAATATCTGGGTTTAAAGCCGACATCGCCAGTCCTGTGGGAGTTGCTATACCTCCCACGGTTGAAAGCCCTTGAGCCACTTGACTTCCCGCAACAGCCGCTACATCAGTAAGAGTGCCTGTCGGACCAGGCGTGTAGCTAAACTGACCTTGTGCATCTACACTGACATTTACATCACGGCCTTGAGCTTTAGCGTTATCTTGTATCGCTTTGGCTATAGCTTGATCTGCTCTTTGGATGTCGTCTTCTTTTCTATCGAAGTAACTCTCTTGTTTGGGTCCAAACTCTATTCCAAAACCATCTTCATCCTTGAAACCCGCTAGGTCGTTGTAACCAATGCTGACTTCACCTACCTCATTTAACTGATCAATCGCTTCATCCACAGCGGCTGTGTCAAACCCGCTCAAATCAGCCACGTTACCCGAAACACTAGCTGCCGCTATATCAGTGGCGGCTTGTGCCGCATCTGCAGTCGAGTAATCAGATAGATCTCCAACGGCACTAAAAGAGGCTTCTGCTTGTTCAGCCGTTAGACCAGGAGCGTCCGTACTGAGAGCATCAAAGTCATCAGTTATACCAGCGGCTGCGGCAGCATCAGCACGATCAGCTGCCGCTTGATTAGACTCAGGATCATCAGCAGTTCTGCCTTGTAGATCCGTGTTAGGGTTGAAATCACCTTCTCTCTCTACATCATCAACAGCATCATTCCCATCATCACCGTCACCATTAAAACACCAACGGCCAAGACGTGCTTCCATCGCTGTCATGCCAAACTGCTCATGCAACGGTGTCGGAGAATCCGTCCACATAGGACGATCCCAAGGATGTATTGAAATGTTACGCATGCTTTAACCTCTTAAACGATCTGCGGTGACCACCCTTCGCACCACGGCGAAAATACGCAATGTCATGATCAGAGAACTCATCCGCCAATTCCTTATACAACTCACGTGCTATACTATACGCATCTCCAAAAGGTGCAATAAAATCTACCACCCATAATGAACCACGGTTCGAGAACCAATCTTCAGGTTGCAACTTCCTCGTACCAGCCATATACCCATCCTCTACCGCACTCTCCATCAGCATACAACTGTAAAGGCAACGAGGAGAACTGTCACGATAAATAATCCTGGCACGGCCAGCCTTAAAAGCAGGAACCGTTAACCGATAAAAATGATCTATGCGTATCGAACAATGAACCGAAGACTGTGTCCAAAGATACACCGCATCTGCAATGAATTTATCCATAAATAAATTTTAGCGGCTTGGGACTCCTAAGGCAAGTTGTAAGTAACATGGGGGTGTGGTATATTAAAAAGATGGAGAGAGCCCTACAAATTGTCGGCTTTAACAGTCGTAACGACCGCCAGAAAGACGACTACTACGCAACACCCACTGAAGCCACACAAGCATTGCTCGCCGTGGAAACTTTTGAAGGTTCAATCTGGGAGCCGTGTTGTGGAGAAGGACACATATCCAAAGTGTTACTCGAAAATGGTTACAAGGTTCACAGCACAGATTTAGTTGACAGAGGATACGGTATTCCGCGCATCGATGCACTTATGGAAAGACAACATAGCACCAGCATCATAACAAACCCACCCTACAAAAACGCATTAGAATTTGCTGAACATTTTACAGACTACGCCGACAAAACAGCCCTGCTACTTAAATTAAACTTTCTTGAAGGCGTGAAGCGTAAAGAGTTTTTTCAACGTAAACCTCCTGTGCGTGTACACGTGTTCTCCGCCAGACAAGCGTTGATGAAAAATGGACACCGGTACAAAG